TGAATTGGGTTCACAAGGAATAATATTTCTTGCCCTATTAGCGTTAGTATCTCCATTCCATGCTTTACCTACTTCTATTTTGCTATCATCGAATAGATTCACCCCGTGTATCTCTTCCTCATACATAGATTCTACTGATTCGTGGAAGGGTTCGTAGGTATTATCAGTAATATCTGCACGACGAATCATAGGTTTGAATACAAGGTTGTTTGCAGTATAATTTTCCTTTACTATTACCTGCAATCTGATAAAATCTCCTGTATAGGTAAAATCTATACCATCACCATAGTCCTGTATATATTTCTCAGTACCATTATTATATGTCAGCTGAACAAGGTAAGAGTTCGAACTTCCACCTGTCGGGCAACCAGAAAGACGATATTTTTTCCCAAGTTCCAAAAACGAAAAGTTTTCTGTTAAAGTTCTCCAAGAAGTTGAAGTTGCTTCTCCATTTGCTGTTATTGTATTATCGGAATTGTATACATAGGTCACTCCATTGTGTGTACGTGCATCGTCTTTATAAGGATACGGCAATAAATTCTTCCCTGTCCATCCTACAGTGTCTTTCAACAGGTCTGCGCTTGTGTTAATCGAGTCTTGAACATTTTCAGGGGTTGCGAAATCACTTGCTTTCTTTCCGCTATCCGTCAGATTACCGTTTGCGTCAAGTCCTGCAAAGTTGCCGTTGGTTGCACTTGCTACCTTGTCTGCCTTATCTGTAAGAAATCCGTCAACATCATCCTTATCATAGTAGTTTGCAGGATTAAAGATGTCCGTCAGCGGAATGGAAATAGCCTGCTTTCCTGCGTCTGTGTTGAATGTGATTACAAGATTGCCACCCGTAATCGTTACCGTGTCAACCATGCCATCTTTTACGAAGGCCGACGCATCCAAACTGAACAAAGTGGTTGTACCATTCTTGAACAGAATCAAGTGATTTGTGCTATCATACGACGCACCATCCGCGACCGTTGTGAGGTCAATGAGGGATTTCCCTGTCTCCTTATCCACCTTGCCGTTTAAAGCCGTGGTCACTCCATCGACGATGTCCTTGTCACCATTCGTATAATCGTTACTCGATAACCCCTTGCCTTCTTCTGATGCCTGTATACCAAGCTGATTCAATGATAAGTTACCCTTTAACTCCTTATTATTAATATAAGGATGATTGGTTAAAAGGTTGTAGTTAGTGGTTCCGCCGCCACCTCCACCTCCGCCGGCTTCTATTGTCTCTTTGAGTTCTATTAGAAGCTCTTCTTCACGTGATTGAGGTAGCCCTTCATAAGTTGTCCCATCAATTGTGGCTCTTAAAATATCCTCGTTTCTAGGCATATAATCACCCTCCTTCTTTGTTTTTATGGGAAAGCCCCTAGGCCCTTTGACAAGCCTAGGGGAAAATATCACTGGTCTATCTTACTCATAAGGCGCATGATAATCATTCTATCATGGTCGTCCTTAGTCTTCGCAAGCAGCTCCTCAAGATCTTTTTTCATGCTACCATCCATGTCGTGGTAACTTGCGCCATCTCTAGAGGTGTAGCGTCCTGTTACGGAGCTTCTGTTTGGGTTATACTGGGACTGATCCATAGGCATCATGTTAGAGCCTTCGTTCACGGCATCGTAGGAGCCGGTCTGGCTTCCACCACGATTGCTCATTCTCATGTTATAACGAGGCATACGATAACCTGATGCTTCATATGGCATCTCACCATTCTCACCCATCATTTCCTCTTCTTCGCACATCTGTTTGATCTTGTGAATATCTTTTACGATATCGATAGCTTCACCAAGGCAGGGATATTCTTCTGGTTCGATTGATCCTTTAGCGATCATCTCCTCAATGTCTGCTTCAGCCATTCTTTTGATCTTATCATACATTGGATTCATCATGAATATCACCTCCTTAGGCTTCTCTAGTAACTACCAGGTTAGCGTTCTGGACGTTAATCGGTATTGTACTAGTATTCTCTACCGCAATATCAAAACAGCATCCTCTCGGAACTGTTATATACGTTGTAGCTGTAACATTGAAGTAAGCATCAACAACTGTCGGTGTTACAATAGCTCTGGATGAGAAGATCTCCCCACCATTCTGAGTGAGAGTGATCTCGATCTCTCCAGCAGTCTCTGTTACCGGAACTGCGATGTTACCTACAAAGGTCACCTGATATCTTGCAAATCTATTGCAAGGGTTTGGAGTGATTCCTCGCAGAGTGAGAATCCCCGATCCGTTTCTATGGTATACGAAACCATTTTTACAGGGGATAGAATCTTCCAAAAGTACATCCTGGCCTACAGCCACGGTCTGTACCGGAACATAAACATACTCAGACATAGTATCACCTCCTAATTAGAATCCACCGCATCCGCAGCTATTCTGCTGATAGCAGCAATTCGGATTCGGTACTACATAAGCCGGACGTGGAGTCGGAGCGAGATACTGCTCAAGAGTAGTGGTCTGAGCATCCTGAGATGCATTGAAAGCAGCGATAAGGCCGTTGTAACGAGCAACGTCGTTAGCCTCCTCAACCTGACGCTGAAGATCAGCAATCTTGTCATTCTTAGCATCCATCTCAAGCTGGCAGAGTTTACCATCGATACGGTCACCTACTGCATTAATAGCAGCGATCTGCGCCTGTGTATTCTGTGCGTTAGCATAGATCATGTCACGCATGCTATCATTGAACACCTGTCTTGTAGCGCATCCATCAGCAGCAACCTGTGCGCCGAGGTTTGCAATACCAAGACGATTATCGCAACAGCAAGTCTGCATTGCTGACTGCAGAGCGAACTGGCCTGACTGAAGAGTCTGAAGACCACCAGTTATAGCTGCCTGATCGAATCCCTGCTGTACGGCCGGATATCCGTTCTGGTTGTTGTTTCCCCAGTTTCCGTTGTTACCCCACAGAAGCAGGATGAACAGAAGGAAAAGCCATCCATCACCATTGTTTCCGCCGAATATACCGTTACCGTTTTCGTTGCCTACTACAGCAGCTACATCTGCGGCACTAAGGCCATTTGTGCTCATAAGAGACATGATTGTCCCTCCTTTCTCTCATCACGTGGATGAGAATTCCCAGCCCTCCCCAGAGATGTAATCAAAATTTATCGATTAAAGCCAAGCATATTTGCTAATTGCATAGCTTGACCGATAGTGTTCTGATCTACATTATTATTCTGGGTATATTGCTGAAATGCTGCTTTAGGATCGGCGTTCGGTCCATTCTGAGCATAGAAGTCTTTCTTAAACTGCTGGAATTGCATGAGGAGCTGTGCAGGGTTCTGTCCACCCTGAGGTATAAAATTATTCTGCATCATTATCGTTATCCTCCTCATCATATCTTGGTTTATTCTGGCGTTTAGATCCGTTGTTTCTCTTTCCGCCAGGAGTTTGCTGTGGTCTATCGAATCTTGAAGCCAGCTTATCAAGCTTCTCATCGAGAATATCATTAAGCTGATCAACAGTTACAAATTTATCCGTACTTACAGCTGCTGGAGCCTCCTCGATTTCTTCCTTGACCATTCTATACTTTTCCAAAGAGCTGGTTCTTCCGAACTGATCTGTAGTTTTGATAAAGAGAACCTGAGGGTCATTGAAATCTCTGAGATATGCCTCCGTATTAGCAGTTTGGTTGAACCCCTGTGCTCCCGCTAATCCCGGTACCCAGAACACTCCCACTGTTGGGAGCTGAGAACTGTACTGCGTTTGCTGTATTTGCGGTATTACTTGCTGCACCGACTGCGTAAACTGCTGCGGCATTTGCTGGTATGGATTCTGTTGATAAGCCATTTTGATTTTCCTCCTTTTGTAAGAAATACATTGGAACTACGTCTCCCGAGTCCCAACCATCAATGTAATTTCCATCGATTACTGCTATCGCATGTGAGCCAGTTCCAAGGACATAAGTTCCTTCTGGGTGGTCATATGCGAAGTCTGCTACTGTGTAACATCTAGGGCATGTGTTTGGTATGCCGTGTAGGGTGTATCCTCTGGACATGAGGAAGTTAGCCCAAACTGGATTCATAGAAGGCATGTCTTTTTCTCTGAATGCCTGATCTGTGACTCCTTTAAAAGCCTCATCCCATGTGAGTCCTTCAGCAATAGCTAACGCCCTTACTACACAATCCCCTGTATCCTTTCCCTGAGGGTTAGGATTGTATTTTATGAATGACAATGTTATCACCTCTTTTAAAAAAGATAGGCTGGCATCGGTTGCTTACTACTGCCTGTAGCCTAGCGATTGATACCAGCCCTAAAGTTGCACAACTATATATTACACTCTTGGGGAGAGCTTAACAATAGTTGCATATGATAATCGACACCACTTTAGAAATTTGAAAGCACGTTCGCGAATTCGTACAGTCGCCTATGGTTAGTGGTGTCAAGTACCAACTAATTAGTTGCTAGGAGTGTAGGGTTCTCCTACGATCTCCTCGTATTCTGACTCATAGAGCTTTCCTGCTTCTACGAGTGTCCGGAGAGTTTCTTTGCTCCAGAGATTTGGATAGTACTTCTTAGCCATTTTATAACCTTTTGAATGCATAAATATCACTCTCCTTCCTCTTCTTCAGATGGCAGTGGAACGTCCAGCATGAGGGACATGTAATCTAGATCTGCGCGAAGTTTTTCAGAATCTGTTGACGGGTCTGGTTCTGGTTGATTCATCATATCCTCTATCTGAAGGATACAATTCTCCTCGTATGATTTATAGCGATCATATGGTCTAGCATATGGTTCATGCTGCGACATAGTTACAGTTTTACCATAGATCTCATACCCATCATCGAATATCTCGTATTCATATTCATCATTGTATCTCTGTTTTGCCATTTTCTTTTCCTCCTTATCTCTTTGTAATTGTTTGTGTTGTATTAATGTTCAGTCTCTGTATTATTTCTCCTATTGGAGCTTCTATATCCATATAGCACATGATAGATAATGCGCTATCATATAAAAAATACATACAATCATTTAGAGTAACTTCGGCATCGCTATCCGCGGAGCGGGTATATACATTCCGTATTCTACCTATATTAGTAAAAGACGTTCCATCATAAATATAATGCACACCATTAGTAATAAAAAAATGCTGTTTATTATTGATACAATCAAAATTAAATATATTAGTACTGCTACTCGGTGTGGGAGCCACAGTCCAAGAGTCATCAATTGAATTATACCTATAAAATTTATAGTTATTAAGCGTAAGTACATACATAGTATCGTTAGATGAATCTTTAAAAACTCTGTAATTCGAGTTTGTTGTTGTTAGGCGCGCACACTGAGTCCACGTGGAGCCATTATAACGATAATAGAAAATAGTAGATGAAGAGGCACTATCGCATATAAACATATTTATTATACCACTATTTTCTTGTTTTAAAAAACTATAGGACGGGACAAAAGTCAATGGTGCACTAATAGCATCGTCTAACGGCATCCTTCCGCCGTCAGCCAATAAACTTATAGAGGACTGACTACCACTAGTTTGAGGCAAATATAATATTTTTTCATTTTTACGATAATGTATTAGATTTTTCTTAGTTCCTGGACTCGATGAAGATATACCAACATTAATGATTTTAAAACCATTAATTTCATCATATTCTAACAACATAGTAAGAACATTAACAGACGAAGCGCTTCTGTCAGCAAGCGTAGGGTTAGTAAAAATTCGAATTTTATTATTATATATAAACATACTAAGTAATCGTGTTACATTATTTGGCAGTAGAAAAGCATCTAATAATGGATCAATGATATAATATCCCATTAAGTGATATGTCTCGTTAAAATTAGTCCGTTCGATATATTTGTATTCTTTACCATTCCATTTACAGTGTTTATTTCTATTATTGACATTACCACCACCTAAAATATGTATATTATTATCATACACAACCACAGATCCATACGCAAATACGTAAGGCATTAAACCGGGTTCTTTTTTCCATTCTTCGCCATCCCATTTATAATGATATTCTGATTTTTCGTATGTTTTACCAACGCCTAAAATATGTATTTCGTTATTATAAACAACCGCTGATTCAGGTCCGGACGAAAACATATAAGGTAAGGTGGAAACTTCAGACCATTCTTCTCCATCCCATTTATAGTGCTTTGTTGCTTCGTCAACAACTCCGCTACCTAAAATATGAATTTCATTATTATAAACAACTGGCGAACCATTATAATATAAATAAGGCAATGTAGAAACTTCAGACCATTCTTCTCCATTCCATTTATAGTGCTTTTTTCTGTCACTATCGGTGCTACCACCGCCTAAAATATGAATTTCATTATTATAAACAACTGCAGAACCATAATAAAAATCATAAGGTAAGGTAGAAACTTCATACCATTCTTCTCCGTCCCATTTATAGTGCTTTGTTTTATTATCACCGCTACTACCTAAAATATGTATTTCGTTATTATAAACAACTGCTGAGCCACCATAATATATATAAGGTAATGTAGAAACTTCAGACCATTCTTCTCCATTCCATTTATAGTGCTTTTTTCTGTCACTATCGGTGCTACCACCGCCTAAAATATGAATTTCATTATTATAAACAACTGCAGAACCATAATGAAAATTATAAGGTAAATGCATGTGTAATAGCTCGTTAACCAAATCAACACTTGATCCGTCGTCTTTAAAAAAATCTGGTAAATTGAATGCTAGTTTAGATTTATAATATTTGTTAAATGGAATATCAACATTATCCATATCAATACTATAATTATTCTTAATATCATCCTCTAACACAGCTACTTCTGCCCAACTCATGTTATACCTCCTTTCATAAATAGCTCAGGTATTTGAGCTGTACATACCCACGCACTGTGGGCTCATTAACGGTTTCTATTTCAATCCAGCGCTGATGGTTATGCTGTTTCTGAGGAGCGTCAGTAGCTTTAACTATTGTATCTCTAGTTAAATGTACCCTGCTACTCTTACTCACGTCTTTCCTAACCTCTATGCTGGACACATCAATTTTATACATTCTCACGGTGTTACCTCCTCTTTTGTATATGACTCAGTAATGGTATGAGTATTATTATTTATAACAACTGTCTCAGTATAAACCCATCCATCTTTAGTAACCGCTGTGGTTATGTTCTTACCAACCTCAGTTTCTTCGAATGTGGTTACTGATACAGCGCTATAATCAGAATTAGTAGAGGTAATCTGTGAGATAGAACCATTCTCATATTCGATATTGGTTACTCGATTGCATAGATCATGGGCTAGTTTGAAGGTTTGCTCTGTGAGTTCTGCGGATGTTTGCTCTTTAAATTCTTCGAGATCTTCAGTTGTTTGCTCTTTGAAAGTCTCCATATCCTCAGTTAAATCATCTATCTCATTCTGTAGATGACCAGCCGCATCCTCACTAAGCTGTCCTTTCATTCTATCGAACCATGCCAAGAACAAACTTTGCTGATTAGTGGTCCATGCTGTATAAGCTGCTTCTGAATCTGCCACCCAACTATCATACTCAGACTCTTTGGTATCTACCCATTTTTCATATGCCTGTTCTTGAGTTGCCACCCAATCCAAATATAACTGTTGCTGATCGGCAGTCCACGTCTCCATATCAGACTCCTGCTGAGCAACCCAATCAAGATAAGCCTGACGATGCTGGTTATTCCATTCGTCCCATTGAGCGCCCCATTGTGCAATAAGCTCAGTGGCGTCAATAGTCTCAATTATACCAGTAACAAATGGAGTTCGAGGGTTAACACCGATGCAGTTTTCGATATCAGCAGCAGTAATAGACGTGACAGTAGGTCGAACCGTAATATACGCTAGCGGGTGATAAAACAAATCAGTACCATCCGGAAACTCAGGTTTACTTGGCGATACTGCTGGTGTGCCTTTTATCACCTTTATCGCATTAGCTCTGGAAATATCACGCTGATCAATTTCAAGAACTATTGCATCTATACGTGTTGCGTTAAGTTCTGAATCATTAATTTTAACGATTAAATCCTGATCGTTATAAGTCCAGGTGTGATTAAACCATGCTCGTCCGCCGCCAACAATCACATTCATACCCTCACCCGGTCGAACTGCCAAATGATTTAGTACACTCATATATACACCATCATTAATTACTCCGTCAAATATCTGACTCATCTGAATGGCGTTATACATTCTATCCTTATTAATTGAATTGTAAAATCCATAAGTAACAGCCATTTAGTTATTCACCTCCTTCTTCCGAGCTGTTAATAACAGCGGAAAACGTAGGGATAATAGATATCTTATCAGTAGCAATGCTATACACTACTTCACTAATAAGTACCTTACTACTTATTCCCCACTCGTTAATAATCTCGCAAATATCACCAATGTCGTAGTCTACCAAATACTGGTATCCTCTTGATGCTTCTGCAGTTCCTTCATAGGTCTGAGTATAGAAATTTTGTTCTATTTCTTTCTGGCCTTTCTCTAGGATCATACTAAGGTAAGTTCTATTCCCATACTCCGTGCCATCATCTTTTGTTCTGGAAATATCACTCGCACTTATGCTCATTTCCTTCCTAGTCAGCCCAGTATTCTCATTACCGATGACATTATACATCACATTATACTCGTCACCTTCACCTATGATTAGTCCAGCGTTCTTCTCAGTTACGCCAGACTCAATATAGTTACTATTCTTAATGTTCTCAAAGCTAGGCGAAAAGATTAATGGATTATTTACGACTTGGTCATATGTGTGATCCACCTGGGGTTTCAACTTAAACACAAACTTACCAACTCCGAAGTCGTATAGTATCTCCCAACCAAGGTTGAATCTACCACAAAGCTCAACTAATATGTCGTAAATAGTCTCTCCATTATACTGATAGTCACCGTCAATAGCTGGAAATTCATGGTCAATTGCTTCGTAAACCACATCATCCATTCGACGCACAGCTCCTGATGTTGACACTGTTATCTGTCCTCCATCGCCAGAGCTATATGTTTTGCTCCAATCCTGAGGATTTATAACATTCTCATTAACAACAGCAGTTATGACGTCTAATAGATTGTCGGTTTTCTTAAACTCTCTCTGACCCCAAACAATCCTTCTATCGAAGATCGACTTCAAATCTCTACCTGTAACTTTAATCTTATTACCTTCAGACGGATCGGAAGTAATTTCTATGCTTTCTATGATCATAAGCATTGCCCGATCCGTCGTCTGGTTATAAAATGCATCACTAAAGACATAGTAACCAACTTTAATAGCATTTATCAATCTCATATTAACCGGCGTATAGAGCTCAAAGTCCCCTGCTTCTACAAATCTAGCGGTCCATATGAAAGAAGAATACAGATCCAGAGTGTCAATCGGTTGGAACTTATCATTTAATATTCTAAACTCCATCGTCATCACACTCCTTCATATAAAATGTTTGTATAGATCTCTATATTAATATAACTAGTACCTGTTTCAGCCAGATAACCAAAGACATTACTTCCACTTTGAACCGTTATCCAATCGGTAATCTTTGGTATAGTAGGTAAAATATTGTACTCAGTACCATCTCTCAAAAGATAAATATACCTATCTCCACTAATAGTAGATAGAGTGACCTCATCACCTGCTATTAGATTGTCCTGTGATCCACCAGTAATAGAACGTATAACAGATGTGTCTATCGTCATATACTCCTTGGTTTCCATATTATAAACGGTGACATTTGATACGTTTCCATTACATTTCATTTTCATAACTATTCCAGAATCAACGTCACCGTCGTAAATATATTCAGTACCAACGGCTGAAACAATGTTACCCATACAAATAAGATCCTCTTCAAGAGACTCATTGCTAAATGGAAAAGAAAACAGTGAATCTACGCCGTTCAACACTAGAGTAGAGTCCGGTGTATAGAAATAAGGACTAGGACAAACGATACTCACCTGTATCGTCTCGTCCTGTTGAAAAATATCAGGTTCGTTTGACTCAACATACCCCTGTATAGCTGCTGTACGATTATCAGTTTCAAAGATCAATGTAAGCATCTTCTTGAGAGGGAAATACTTATACGTTCTCTGTCTTACAGTTTCAACTAGGTTCGTTTCCTTATCCTCTACGAGCTGAAACGAGAACACAATGTTCCTCGATGTAGCTCTAGCGGAGTTAAAAATCGAACCATCGCTAATGGCAAGTTTGGTAGTATTGATGTTGGCCTTAACCGGGCCGATCCCGGTAATGTCCTTAATAATCAGCCCAGTATCATAAGGATTACTAAGCTCAAGAAACAGCTGTTCATCCCTATGATTAATAACCGTAATTGATTTGAGCATTACCGTTCACCACCTTTCTCGCCATAGCGAATTGATTCTTAGTCTGTCTGTAAATCTCCTCTCTAGACAAAGCCTTAGGAGAATAGTTGTTCTGTACAAATGTCTGATTTACACCGCCATTTTGATTTGTGGCGTTCTGCTCTGTCTGCTCTTGTGCGAAGCGCACTTTAGCATCAAAGAGCTGGCCTGTTGACTGAACCTGACGATTCAGCAAACTCAAATCAAGTTGTGGTGTGATGACTGGAGATAACTCGAGGTCTCCATTGATAACGTCGTTAATCGTTGAAATGGCTTCTTTCATACCTGTAAGTGTGGATTTAGCCATATCTGTAACTGAAGTAGTTACCTGATCGGCTCCATTCTGGATACCTATAGCAAATCCTTCAGAAGACCACTCACCAAGTTGCATGAACTTCTTAGATGGTGAGTTAGAGTCGATAGCGGCCTTAGCTGCCTGGTAAGCTGCTACTGCAACAGCAACTGCTGCCGATATAGCACGACTCTGACCGTTTCTAATACCAATAGCCAGTCCATCAACCATATTAGTACCAAGCTCCTCACCGTAATTCTTATAAGTAGACTTAGTAGAATTGGTAACCTTCTTAGCAACTGACTTAAGTGTCGTAATGATCGTTCCCTCGGAATCTGTTAACCCCTTCTTAACTCCAGAGGCTTCCTTTTCTCCAAGCTTCTGACCATTAGCCTTAAATGCTGCTTTAGAATCGGCTGTAGCGTTATCGCTTACTTTCTTAAGCGCTTTCCTAATGTTAGCTGAGCACTTCTTAACATTCTCCTCAGAAAGTTGGGTACCCTTAACAATTCCATTCTGTATCGATGTGCCCATGGATTTGCTAATACTCTCGGAATACTCCGGATTCTGTATCTCAGCACCAACTGTCTCAAGAACTGATTTAAAGCCGGTTCCAAATGTGTCAGCAACCATGCTAAAGAGATTATCGCCACTCTGCATTGCCTCACCGACAAACTGCAGGATGTTGTTACCCTGTGTTATTGCACCATTAGCAAGTAATCCGATTATCTCTTCATCGGTCTTATCACTCATTTCAACTAAGGCATTGCTAAGCCATTTCATAGTATCTTTAATAGTCTTCTTGGCTTCTTTATCGCCAGAACTAATCTTAAATACTTCCTTAAATGCATCGCCCTTAAGGCCTTTATACTCATCAATGATTTCTTTAAGAGATTTACCCTGTGCTCTCTGTTCCTGAATCCATGATCCAAGCTCAAGACTAGCATTCTGCGTAGGATCTCCAGTATCCTTGCCATTCCATCCGGATATAGCAGAGCGGAAACGCTTCATACCCTCAGTATAACCGTTGATATAGGAATTGAAGATATTATCACTAATGTATTCAGCTGCCTGGTTAGCATCATAAAAATCATCAGCCATCGACTTAAGCTCTTCCGGACTAAGCTCATTTAGAGCTGCAATCTGTTCAGGATCAAGCTCTTGTAAGTAGTCGTAAAGTTCTTTTGACATACTGCTTCCGAACTTCTGAACAAGCTGTCCCATCTGCTTAGCATTACGCTTAGTAGTCTCAATTGTATTTCTCCAAGACTCCTTAACAGATTCACCAGTAATCTTAGCCGTATTAGTAGTTCTGGTATTGAAATCCTCAAGTATACCTTTAAGATTTGCCCATCCTTTGTCTTCGTCGTTTATCCACTGATTCAGAGCTGCAAAAATATCTTTGCTACTCTGACCAGAATCCTTGAGCTGCTGTACAAGACCTGTGAAAGCATTCTCATAAGCACCAGCATTCCAAGCCTCGAGTGCTTCGGCATAGTTCATCGACTCTGATTCCTGCATCTTAGTGATAAACTGTTCTTTAAACTTGGATAATAAGGTTATAAATCCAGAATTACTATCAATAGCTATAGACTCAAGCACGTTATCCTGTGAGCTAATGTCTCTCTTAAGCTGAGAAGCAACCTGACTGAGCATGCCCGTAGTCTCTTTTCTCTGAGTCTTAAGCCATGCTTCGTTAACTCTCTTAATCTCTTCTTCTGTGGCATTAGCCAGACCATCAAAATATGGTTTAGCAGTCTCAGCGCCCTTATCATATAATGCGCTTGCTAAACTAGCATCTAATCCATAAACATCTATTGCTTTCGCATATGCTTCCTCGAAATCTGACTTCTCTTTAGAACTCTTCTCAAGGTTATCGGCCAGTTTACCCCAGATTGTACGTGACATGGTATCTGCACCAGTAGCAACCTCAGTACTGTTACCAGAATTAGAGAGTGCCTTGGCTATCGTGTTATCCATACCAGCCTGGAAATACTTGGTCGACTGTGAGAATGAGTCAGCAGACATCTTAAGAAGTGCTGAAATATAATTAGCACTGTCCATTCCCGATGATGCTATTGCATTGTATACTGGATTGTCAGCAAAGTTTGAGCCGAATCTAGCCTGAAGTCTAAGTAAGTCTGCATAGTAAGCCTCATACTGCTCAAACTGTCTTCTAAGACTACGCTCAAGAACTTTCGCCTCGTATTCATGCTGCTTCTCAAGTCTTTCGTTATAAGACTGTATCTGATCAGCAGACATGGAAAGAAATCCGCGAATCTTACTGAGAGCTTCCGGTCCTTCCGAAGCCAACTGGTCAACCAGCGCAGCGTCAAGACCCTTCTTCTCCAATTCAGCGATGCCATTTTGAAATTCCTCGAATGCTTCAAGCTGACTATCTGCATTCTCGAATAAAGCATCAGCTTCGACTGATCCAGTTTTAGTGAATCGATCAAACAGATTCATTCCAGTATCCATTGCGGCACTCAAACCGTCATAAGCCTTCTCTGCATCGGATGCAGACTCAGTTGTTTTGTTAAGTGCAGCATCGAACAGATCAAGACTAGACGTAGCATTGTCAAAAGATTCGGAAATCGAGTCGAATCCTTTGATTATGCCAGCACCATCAACGCTAAAGGACTTGAAGTCGAGCCAACCTTTGACCATGTCATTGGTAGCTTTCCTAACTTCCTTCAAAGCCTTAACAGTGGCAGCAGACATCTTACCCATTTCGTCTGCGGCTTTCTTTCTCAGGTCGACAACCTTAGATTCGATCTTCTGAAGTGACTTCTCAGTTGATTTGATCTGCTTAGCAAGACTCTTCTTAGTCTTCTTGTTAGAAGTCTTATCATACTTCTCACGAAGTTTACGCAAATCGTTAAGTTTCTTTGCGGCTTTACTACTATATGAAGCAAGATTCTTAGTATATGTGTTGTAATTCTTCTCAGCAGTCTTATACTCTGATGTTTGCTTAGCAAGTGACAGGCCAACCTTCTCGAGAGACTTCTTTGATGCTACGGCTACGCCGTCAAGCACATGAACGTTGAGTTCTTTTGAAAGTTTCTCTATATATTTAACCTGCTTCTTGTAATTCTTAGAAAACTTAAGCATTGCTGCTGTATTTGTCATTGAAGCATTACGAACATTTGAATCTTGTGATAATGTGTTAATGTATTTCTCATAAAGTTTAAGGTATTCTTTAGCGGCTTTGATACCTGCTTTAGAAGAATCACCCAAAGCTTTAGCCAAATCTTTAGGTTTAATACGAGATCCAATAGCATTTATAGCTGAAGTAACACCAGCTAAGAATTCCTTCTCAAATGCTTTAGCGGCTTCCTTACCAGACGTTTTACCGGCACCCCTAGCACCTTTCTTAGCATCCGGTTTGTTAGCTGCAGTCTCCATTGCTTTGCCAATGCCCTTGGAAATGTTCGTCGTATCCTTATTGTCGACTTTAAACTTATCAAGGTCGAGATTCTTCTTAAAGGAATCTAATAGACTTCCACCACTAAACTTACCTTTCTTAATTTTATCTAATGCACCTTTAAGACCTTTAATAAAGTTTCCACCAAATGAATTACCAGACTCAAATATCTTTCCAGCTCCACCTTTAGCTCCCTTAAGCCATCCTGCTACTACATTCTTAGCAGCGGCAATAAGCGCTGTGGCTGGAGAGTGGATACCAAGACGAGTGTTAATACCATCCATGACATCGTCACCCATCTTATAACCACTAGCATAAATACCCTTGGAATGTTTCTTAATACCAATAAGAAGACCCTGAACAGTATACTTACCAATCTCCATGGTTCTTCTTGAAGGTGATTTAACCTGGCCAGCATCTCTAATACCCTGATCTAATTTCTCATAGATTTTCTTACCAGTCTCATAGACACCAACCATATTAGTACTAGAGGTAAGACCGACTTTGAATCCATTAATAATGTGGTTTGCACATGTGGTGAAATTACTCTTATACTTCTTACCACCAGTATTGATGTCTAGCTTATTAGCGAATGAGTTAAGTAATGTGTTACATGCTGTAGAAATTACTTTATCATTCTTCTTACCACTTAAGCCATTTGCAAAGTGTATAACCACATTGCTAGCATAGGTCTCAATCTGGTTGTAATACGTAGCATCCATTTTAGTCTTAACGACATCCATGGCTTTGGTCATATCAGTAAGTGCATTCTTAATCTGGCCTGTTACACTCTTAAGGCCTTCAGTATTTATCTTCTTCCCAACAAAACTGTTGAGCATCTTTGAAATATCATTTAATTTGCCTTTGGCTTTCTTAATGTCTCCTTTGCCAATCTTGTTTATGCCATTTATAAACTTACTCATGGATTTAGTAAGATCTGTAATGGCTCCTTTGGCTTTCTCAACATCAGCTTCACCAGATGTAAGCTTTGTTATAGCCTCTACTACTTTGCCAAGACCATTTGCGAATGTTGTAAACTCAGCAAATCTAGATGAGTCTACCTTCTTGCCTTTTGTAGCAACGGCAGATTCGAGCATTTTGATTTGCTCTACAAATTTCTTGACATCGGCTGTGTCGACATCTCTAACGCCATTTTCACCTTTAATAAACGCCACATACTGCTGTGAGAATGTCTCCAAAGTATTACCGAATTCCTTCATCTCATCCTGGCGATCAGATGTCACCATCTTGAGAGAGTCGTTTATAGCATTAATCGACTTAGTGAACTCGGTCATTCCCTTGAAGTTCTTCGCTCCCTGACCGAACTTCTTGTTGAATACCTCCAGAAGGTCATCAAGAACTAATGAGAATGCAGATACCTTATCAGTATCGATCTCATCAGAGTTCTGACCAAACTCCTTAAGTGCTTCACCAAGATGTTCGAAGGTGTTTCCAAATGCCTCAAGTTCTGAGTCTTTAAGATTAGAAACGCTAGACATAATGTTCGAAAGTGACTGGAGTGTAGGCTCGAATTTAGTAATGGCTTCTTCATCCATTTCTCCGAGTTTCTTAGAGAAATCAACAAGACCTGTTGCGAACGGAGCAAGTTCCTCTCCAAAATCATCTAGGTCTTTCTTTTCATCACTAAACAGACCACTAATCCAACCATTCTCTTCTGGCATCTTATTAGCCAGTGTCGCCATCATATCTGCAGCATTAGCAGCAGCTTCAATAGCATCTTTATCTACTCGACCTTTTATTACATCTGAGAATTCTACTATAGACTTTCCAAATGGTACAAGCTCTTCACCAAATGTATCAAGATCTTTCTTTTCTGAGCTAACTAACCATTTTAAAGCTCCATTTTCCTCTGGCATATTCTCAGCAAGGCCAGCTATAAGTTTAGCAGAATTTACTGCACTCTCAATCGCTGCATGATCAATGTAATTGCTATGGAATACATCGGAAATGGCAAGCATTGATTTTGCCCATGATTCCATATCTTTAGCAGATCCAGCAATATCCTTATAAGACGAGAATAATCCTTTTATAGCTCCATGTTTCTCAGGCATAGCCTGAACAAGATCATTTGTAGCCTGTGCGCACTTAACAAGTCGATCAAGCTGACCATCATTAATGCCTTTCATCTGACCAGTAAGTTTAGCCATAGCCTCGCCGTATCCAACAAGACCTTTTATAGCTCCTACAAAGTCAGTAGTTCCGGTGAATACCTCAAATATACCACCAGATTTCTGTTCATTAAGTACAGCTAATACACCGCCAAGTGCTTTAGCAGATTCGGCTACTTTATTAATTCTCTCAGGGCTAACATTCTGAGTAACATCCTGGAATTTAGCCATTCCAATACCAAATATAATCAGATTCTTGGCGAGATCTACGAATCCGCCATCTCCACCTGTAACCCAGCTGAAGAAATCTGTAATCTGGTTGAGGAATGCAGCCGCAGTAAGTACTAATACAACACCTACCATATCTTTGGCAGATTGAATTATCCCAGTACCCTCAAACGACTTTAACATATCCCAGAATGGTTTGGATACATTTGCGAAGTCAGCAAGTGAATGGCCAACTGTGACAATTGCGTTGCCGGCAAGTGAAGCAAAGCCATCTACAATGCCACCGAAGAACTTACCAATTGCTCCACCAAGAGCTCCAAGAAGTTCTCCACCACCCTCAATGAGTTCCTTCACAAATGGTATTTTGTACAGCGCTCCCATAGCCATTACAATAAGTGTAACTGCTCCTAATGCTGCAAGCATCATAGGTGCGCCTGCGATAACTGCAGCTCCAAGAAGTGCTGCTGCAGCAAGCTCGACCAGAACTAGGCCGATAGCAACAACTGCTTTAAGAAGTGCATCACCAGCTGCGACAATAGCCTGATAATCACCAGCCGAAATAATCATCTGGAGAGCGAGTGCTACTCCGAGAAGTCCGGCTACGGCTACTGCAAATGTACCGATTGCTGCGGGATTGAATTCTTTAACGAATTTGTCCATAAATATCATTACGACGGCTATAGAACCAGCTGCAAGACTGAGTCCTGTTGCTGCCGCCATAATGGCTTTCCAATCCTGTGACGCCTCAAGCACTTTGCTCATGGCCATGGCAACTATATAGAGTGTTGCTAAACCGAGTGCAAATTTACCTATCTGACTCCACTCAATATTTATGGCGTTAAACATCTCAAACAGCAACACGAATGCTGCTACGCAAGCACCAATACCACCAGCAGCTGCAAGAATCGCTTTCCAATCGTTGCCTTCTGCAACTTTGTCAAGAGCCATAGCTACCAAATATAACGCAGCTAAGCCAACGGCAAATTGCCCTATCTGTTTCCAGTCAATGTTCATCAATGATACAACATTCTTAAGAATAAGGGCAACTGCAACAACGCATGTACTCATAGCAACAGCAGCAGCCAGTAATGATCCCCAATTGAAGTCTGCTATCTTGCCAATTGCAAGCGCTACAACATACATCATAGCACAACCAGCAAGCATTGCTTTCCAACCGGCATCATTTACAGGTGTACCTGCGACTAACTTGATCACACCAACCAAAACAGCTAAACCAGCAGTTATGGTGAGTAGCGATTTGACAATATCACCGACTTCCATCTCGCTGATCATTACAATAGCCACTATAATGGTAGCAAGCATGCCGATTACTGATAATACAGGAGCAAGAATCTTCCTAGCTTTCGCCATGTCTGGCATCTTAGCTAAGCTCTTAGCCATAGCTGTCATAAACAATAAAGCCGCAGCTACTGTTATGCCACCCTTTAAAATATCACTAACAGGCATCTCGGCTACAGCCTTCATTGCAAGGATGACCGCTCCAAGCATAGCTATAACACCAACAACTGGAGCTAAGATCTTAGTCATCTTGCTCATTTCTGGCACTTTTGATAGCGATTTGGTTATAAATGTAACAAGCAGCAACAATGCTGTTACTGTTATAGAACCTTTTAATAATGTACCAAGCGGCATTTCGCCAAGTAACTTAATACAGTATGTCATAAGGAGTATAGCACCTGCCAAAGATGCAAACATAGCTGCTAACTTAGTTCCTGGCAACTTATCTACACTCTTAGCAAGCATCATGAATCCGGCAAGTACTGCGATCATAGCAGTAACTACCAATCCACCTTTAAGAATAATTCCAAGATCCATGTTACCAATAATATACATGCAAGTTGTAAGTGCTGCAACGGCACCGGCCATTGATAAGAACATAAATGCTATCTTGGATGGGTGTGCTTTCTCAGTAGCTTTGCTTGCAAGCATGAGCACCGCCATAAAGCCTATATATAGACCTATGACCGCCATACCTTTGATTAAGGTTCCAGGATCCATCTGACCGATAAGCCATGACAAACCTATAAGAGCTGTAATAACCATAGAAATCATAGCTAATGATGCAGCAAACTGTATCATCTTAGCACCACCTGTCAATTTAGACAGAGCCATGAGCAATGCTATCATTCCCATAAATGCTGCTATAGTTAAAACGCCACGTTTAAGCTCTTCCGGTTTCATCTTACCAGCAATATTTGCTATTTTAACAAGCAAATATATAGAAGTAACTACTCCTAACATACCAATAGCGAAGTTTCTAAATCCTTCACTAAGTTTCTTTATTACAACAGCAGCTAATGCTGCCAAACCACCAAGTATTAATAATTCATACTTGAATTTCTCAACAAATTGTGTAAGTGGTGTAAAGTCGATTCGCGAAGCTTCCTGAATCAAGCTCTCAATTACTGGTAACAAAATCTTAATAGCCGCCGCTACTAATAATATACCAAGTCCTGATGAAAGCTTAACGCTACCCATTGCAACCGCGAGCAGTGCCATACCGCCCATGATTGCTATTAATATAGGAAGCGCCTGGTTAATGTTAACCAATTCAGACGCCGCAATATCCTTCATCGCACTTACTATTTGCTTTACAGAAAATGCAAAAGCAATTAGTCCAAAGGCTCCCTTAGTCATTCGTGGAGCTATTTTGGACATAACACCAGCGGCTGCGCCAAGACCTACCGCCATTATACCAATAGCTGCAGCTTTAGCGATTATACCGTCAGTATTTATTCCATCCAGCATCTTCAATGCGCCTACCAGCACAAGTAATGATGCACCAATAGCTATCATTGTAAATGCTAGTTCCATCAACTGTTTCTCTATCTTGGCTTTTGCCATAGCCTTTGACAAAACAAACAATATAGCGGTCATACCAACCAATGTTGCAGCCATGATTCCTAACTTAATCATCGCATCGTCCACATTCGGGGTGGATGCTATGATCACAAGAGCAGCTGTTAATGCTAATACAGCATATGCAAACTCATGTAATACCTTAGAAAATCTCTGAATCAGCGTTGGTCTTAAACGCCATTTGAAAGCTTCTATGATATTGGCTGTCTGGTTTGCCATTCTACCAAGACCATATGTGATACTTGAAACACCACCGATAAGTTTTGCAATCTGGACTCCCATTCCGATCATAAGACCTATGAATGCAGCAGTAGCAATCTTACCAAGTGTCATGTTCTGTGTATATTCTTTAACTTTGCTAGCTACAAACTCAAATCCAGAACCTATCTTGTCAAATATCCCGCCAAAATGATCATTGATGAAGTTATAGAACTTCTCAAATGCTTCTCCTAATCCAGCGAATGCTCTCTCGATAGCTCCAAACAAGCCTCCCGACTCTGCAATATAATTCATTACATTGTAGAGTGCATTGAACAATGCTTCGATGACTATCTTAACCGCATTAATCGGTATCAATAATAATCTAAACAGAACATTTGTCTTATCTATCTCAATATTGAACTTGCTTAGATAATCAGCGCCACCTGTGAATACACTAGCGAGTTTGTAGAAGCCATCGGCTACTGCATCTACCACAGAAAGAACCAAACTTATAGCTACTACAATTCCCTGCATTACTAAACCGATAACATCAGCTGCTGATTCAATAGGAGGAAGCGTAATTCCAAATATAGAAAGAAGTGAATTGGCTAATCCTACAAACACACCACCAATAAGTTTGGCAATACTATCAACAAGACGTATAATAGAGCCCAACACCTTACCGATAGTTCCTCCAACAGCTTCAAACACATTAAAGTACTGAAGTGTGTACTCGATTGCTGTCTTGGCGAGTGTTATGTAGTAAGACACATCACTCAAAATATCACCAAGCGTTCCAAACACATCTGTAAGCATTCTTCCTGCTGGTGTTAATTGCTTAACTATGTTAAAGATGATGTTAACCACCATCCGGCCTATACTTCCGACTGCCTTAATAACAGAAAATACTCCTCTAAACGTTCTACGAATATTATTAGCCACCCTATCACTGGCTTTAAGTCTTTCAGTAAACTCTTTGAAATGATTCGCAGCCATCGTTAGGTTGCGCATCGTTGTCGGTGGGAAAATATCAAGGAACGCCTTCACCACCGGCTCTACATAACTGTATAAAGCTTTGAAAATGTTGCCCAATCCCTTAAAGGCCTGAGCCATCGGCCCAAATCTAGCCGTAAGACCATCTATCTTCTCAAATAACATACCAAGTCCGTTAGCAGCTCTATGCACAAACCTGGTAAATCCTTCGCTCTTAAGCAATTCTTGTGCTAGATCAGAGAATCGCTTACTCATGTTCACTATATGGTAAATAGCGGTTCCTTTGGACTTGTCGTCACCAAGCACCTGGTTAAACTCATTGATCTTTGGTCTTAATTCATTGAATACATCTCTAAGATGATCCAAACCAGGCGTAACAACCTTGGCACCTATTCTAGAAAGTGCTGCTTTCACATTAGAAAGAGCACCTGTGAATGTTTTGTTAGCCTCTGCCGCATGGTCTCCGAAGGCTTCTTCCATAGCTTTACTAAAGTCAGCAAAACTAATCTTTCCTTGAGTAACCATCTCGTTAATCTCTGCCTCAGACTTATTCATAGCCTTAGCAAGAGCCGCAGAAGCGTTCAAACCTGATGCTGATAACTGTCTCAACTGCATAGTCATCAGCTTACCATTACTTGCGACTGTTGTGAAAATGTCAGCTATATCGCTATACTCACGACCGGTCATCGCCGCAACACCGGCAATAGCCTTCAAAGGTCCAAGTAATTCCTGAGTCTGTACACCTGAAGCCACAAGTGAAGATGCTGCTACAGCGGCTGCATCCAAGCCATATGCCGTTCCATCCACGGCCTGCTGTACAGGTCCATTAAGAATTTCAGCAACCTTCTGCTCGTCATTTACGAGACCCATAAGCTGGAAGTGAGCATGCTCCAAGTTCATTGCTCTGCTTATACCACCAGACTTAATCTGCTGAACGGCAGCTGTAAATGGCTTGGCAACATCTTTTATAAGTGTTTTACCAAGATCCATTGCTGCATTAGTTACTCGACTAATTGCAGCAGCGCCAGCTATACCAAAAGTAGAGAATCTCTTTTCCATGGCGTCGAGCTGACCCGACATTTTACTAAAGTCTACTTGCTTAGCTTCATCTCCAAGCTTCTTAAGACTTTCTCCAGTCTTGTCAAAGTGGAGAGCCTTTTTCAACTTATCAAGAGTGCCCAAGCTCTGTTGAGCATTTCTCTCGAATTCTTTGTTGTCAAACCGCATGGAGACAACATTTTCGTCAATGGTCGACATTACTCGGTCACCTCCTCAATAGCTTTGTTTTTAATCTTCTCAAAAATTGGAGCAAGCGCAGGATTTATGTAATTAATACCTGCTACATAACCTCCATTACGCTTACCATGTCCTCTTTGTAGGATCAATGCTATGTTAACACCATCGTGAACGTTAGTATTGTTCCATTTGAGGACAAATCCTCGTCGATCTTCTTGGATTTCGTAGTTCCATGATGCTGCTGTAAGCCCCGTGTCCTTCGGGGTGGCCTCTTGCAATGCAGCAACTCCTTCTTTACCGCAGTCTTCCAGCATTGCCCTAACACGCATACGCTTGATTTTGTTTATCAAGCCTTCACTGTTAGAGAAGTCTCCTCTATAGCTTACACTTAGCATACGCATCACACCTTTTCTACATATCGCTTCATAACAAATCCTTGTTTGCCACGTGTTTCCATAGAGAGCCAGTCGACCCCGTCGTATTCCTCAACTCTGCCAGTATGGTACATCCTTTCACCCATTTTTATAGTGAATAATACTTCTCCACCTGGTTCTTTTCGAAAATTGAGTTTTCCGGGGTATGTACTCTCGTATAAATCTCTGTTATCGACGATAGGCGAAGCCTTCTTTTCAGAATTTTCTTTTGGTTTGTTATAGTTTGTCATTTTGTCACCTATCCTTTCGTATTCAACCTCTTGCGTCTCTCAGCATTTAATGCCTGATTAGCTTCCGCTATTTCCCTCATGCTACGTTTTCTACCAGTTTGACCATTGGCTTCCGCATTCTTAATACTACATACCCTTATGAGTGTCATTAGTCTACTAAGATGCCACTTCTCACATTCTAAAGGAATGTTTTGTGCAAACATCCAATAGTAGATTATCTCGGAAGTAATGATCTGTCTCGATCTCCCTTTGTTTACCCCTGTTATGTTCGGAGCATCCTCGGAGAAAGATGTTGCAGTCATTGGATCGGAAATATAACTCTTAATCGCCTCAAAGTTCTCCTCTGTAAGGTGCTCATACACCTCATCTGGGACGTTCTGAGTCATAGTCATGCATTTGATGTAATCCAATAACTCTTCCATCGTCATCTCGGTATCTGGCTTTAGGAAGGCTCTATGGTATTTTGCTTCCCATTTTGAAATAGAGATGAGGGAATGCTCAAGCCTTATTGTGGCTCCTTTGTAATTCGTAAACTCTTTCGTTTGCGAATTCCACACATTCTCCTGATCTGGAATCACAAGCTCAAGCATTCTAATCACCTCCTAAATTCTTTTTATTTTATTGGCGGGGCAGGAATTGGATTGTTCTTCTTCGCTGCTGCAATTCTCGGGTCGTTCATGTCAACGTCGATAACGCCCTCGATGAACTTGGTTGCTGCATCTGCATCTGTTGCCAGATCCATAAACAGCTGAGAGTATGCCTTTGACTGCTGAAACTCCTCTCTGATCTCATCATTCTTGATGAAACGACGACCATCGTCAGAAACCTTACCATAAGACTTAAGAACAATGTTCTTGAACATCTCGATGATCTTGGCTGTATCCTGCTCTTTAACGATCTTCTCGATTGTCGCAGAAAGTCCGCCAGTCGTAGCAAGCTCCATCTCCATGAGTTCTGCCTCGTCCAGGTTAAACATGAAATCTTCTTCTCTCTCGTTACCATTGTAGTCTGTGTACTTGATTGTTTTCTTAAGCATAATAAATTCCTCCTTTTATCCTTTGTGAATTGTTAATAGTAATAATAGGCCGGCCCTAACTAAAAACACCAACGGCCCAGTCGGTGAAGAGGAGTGTGTCAAAGCCGGCCCATCATTTATGTAATGACCTGCCTGGTCGTTACATCAGATTAATCAGCCCTCTGCAAAGAGAGTAGCGATCTCATCCGGAAGCGGAAGGCGTCCCTTAATTGCCTGCTCGCTACCTGATGCCGGTGTACCATAAAGAATTTTCTCAAGAGCAGCAAGCTTAGTAGCATCTGCCTTTGTTGAGTCGATCGTTACGATAGCGGTCGGCTTAGCACCAGCAACCTCTACCGGTGTAGTATTCAGCGTCCAGCTGAATGTAATAGCCTCCGGTGAATCGTTTATTGTCTGATACTGCTTCTCTGACGGAGTAGCCTTTGCTCCGTAGATAAGGTGAAGCTTGTATCCATAATCGTCACCGTCTACATCGTTACCAAGCTCGGTACGATAGCAAAGACCAAACAGACCGCGGTTCTGCTGACCGATCTTAACACCTGTTGCAAGGTCTGCTGAGCCATCAAGTTTAGCAAACTCATCCGGATATGTGTATGCCTCAACTGTTGCTGCGAACTCTTCTTTCGAGATCAAGTTCAAGTACTTGATGTTGTCGGCATAAAGAGCTGTAGCCTCAGCTCCTGAAGGTGACTCCTGGACTGATGTAATACCATTCCAAGCTACACCATTCTTGTAAGCTTTTGTTTTATCAGCCTCTGTTGAATCATACGGATAAAGAACGGCATGGTTTACACCAGTCTCATAGAAATGCTCTCCGGTCTGATCCCATTTGATTTCATATTCTACTGCTGCCATAATTTTATACCTCCTTAAAAGTATAAGTAGTAAGGATCATGATACAACCCCTCTGCTGTATAACGAGACTCTCTTCTAATCCTAGAAAAGCCGTCTTCTATAGCATCGGGGATGTCACTATCAGGATCCTTTGATATAAATGTTACTTCATAACTGTCATAAGACAGATATTTCTTGTTGTCTGCGTTGAATTTCCGGTTTGCAGCCCTGTGGTATACTATGCACGGGTAAGTTATCTTCTTGCTCTCGGGCGGTTGATAGTATACATTGCGGGACCCCAAAATTTCACACAATTGTTCATGCAGTTTAAGCCTGCGAGCCTGTGTCCCCATTGTATTCACCTCCCAGAGTTATTGTTAGCCTTGGCATTACCACTTCTACACTTTGGGCTTTCCATTTGGTGCCCATGTATTCAACGTAAATCATGTCCTGGAAGTGATTGTATGCGAACTGATCGGCTACAATGGAGATCTGGTTTGAGATTCGCATATCGTCAACGACTTCGTTACTCTCGGTATGAAGCGTACGATAGTTTCGTATAACTTCGCCGTAGTACTCGCGTTCTTCGATGGTCTCATCCCAGATTCCTGGAACAGTCTCTTCGGTTGACCGAAAAGCTATCTTGCCAAAGTACCTCATCAAAACACCTCCATTTTGAAATCGAGACTATCAGCCTGCTGCTTCAGTCATCTCGATAACGAGTGCTGAGAACGGCTTAATAAGTGCACCAGAGATGCGTGTCTCGATCAAGTATTTGTACTGGTTGTAATCGATGTCGAAGTCATCGAACATGGATACGGCACCACCCTTATCTGCACCAACATTGTAGTCGGAAAGGTTTACGATGATACCGATGAGGCTGTGCTCAACTCCATCCTTCTCACGCTTAACTCCCTCGAGTACCGGAACAGTAACGATCTTAGATACACGAAGTGCTGTGCGAAGCTCCTCCTCTGTCTTATAGATCTTGTGGCCAATGCCATCCTCAAGAAGAAGGCAATCAGTAACAAAGTCCTCTGTAGTATACAGAGTCGGGTTTCCAGATCCCTTATAGTCCTTGCGGGACTTGATGATCAGGTTGATGAGCTTCTTAGCTTTGATCGAATCATAGTTCGGATCATCCTTCTCAGCCTGAGTAAAGTCAGCGTTCTCCTTAATTGAGTAGAGCTCGTCGTCGTTCAAGATAGAACGTACATGCTGCTCCTGGATCTTGTCATCGTCAGATACGAGACGACCATCACCTACAAGAATTGCACGAGCGATTTCCTCGTCGAGCATCATTCTCATCTCAGCCTTGATCCATGCTACAACATCGAAGTCTGTGATGTCAACGATGTCATCACGATCCAGTTTCTGCTTCTTGTAGATGGTCTGAGGATCAGTAGTTCTCTTCAAAAGTGAGAATACCTCTTCCTTTTTCCTCTTACCCTTGATGTAACCTCGAGCACGAGCCTCATCCTCACGGATGTCTGCGAACATGCTCTTAATACGGCTGAACGGGGTCTTGTGTACGCCATTAAGGACGCCCTGAACCCAGTCAGTCTCTCTCTTGATCCAATCCGGCGGCGTATTAAGATTGCGTGCCTCCGGGAACAACCAGTCTATATCCTTGATGCCGTAGTCATCGGCATGTGCAAGAAAACTGTCTTTAAGGGAACCCATACGCTTACCATCCTCCAGGATAGTCTCCATATCAGCGTGTGAAAGTGTCATTCCCTCTTCTTCCATTTCGGTATCGAAAACGTTGTGTTTCATGAATTCACCCTCCTCGTCGTTGTCGCTATGCTCTGCTTCACCGTCTTCTCCCTCAAGAGCAGCACCGATGATAGCATAAACGGCGTTTTTCTGTTTCTCATTCAGCGTGTTGAATACTTCCTCGACAGTTTCCCCACCGTCGTCATCAGCATGCTGAAGCTTTTTCTTTTCCTCATCAGTCATGTCATCTTCCTCCTTTTCGTCGGATTCATCTTCGGACTTCTTTTTGGAATCATCAGACTTCTCTTCATCCTCGTCTTTCTCTTCCTCATCAGAGTCCTCCTCTTCTACTGGCTTCTTTTTCTTATCATCGGAATGATAAAGAGCGATGTCCTCATCAGTATAGATAGTAGCCTCAAAATCTTCCTCATTGAGATCTCCATCTGAATGTGCGAAAGACACATCATCGATAAAGGCACCAGGATTCGCGCCAGCAAGAACAAGACTGACTTCACGAATCTTACCACCAATTACATCTCCACCAACCTGTTTAAGATGGTTAGCATATATAGAGAGATTGGTGATGTCACCATGTCGAACTCGCTCACGAGCAGAATCGGCCTCGATTGAGTCGTTAAATGTACAATAAGCGTACATTCCATCGTCTCTCTCAACCAAATCGGCATGGCCTAGTACATTGTCAGCGGAGGTGTAGTTATGGTTCCACACAAGCGGAACTCGAGCACCATCCTGGCCTGAGAACGCACCTCTACGAATTGTTCTACCGTCTGAGCATAACATGTTGGTTCGGGTAGCCCATCCGGAGAAATCGTATTCACTCTTAGCCATTTTGATTTTCCTCCTTTTGTTTCTAATTGTTGCAATATGGTCTTAGACTCTTATTGCGAAGCATCGTCTTCAACATTATTTTCAGGAGCAACCTCGCCAGTATCTCGCTTGTCTGCATTAAGGTTCTTGTTGCTAAGCTCGTTCGCAATCGGCTCATCAACCGGTTTGTATCCGATTTCGGCTCTGATTTCGTTAGAACTAAGGATAGCATTACGTGTGAACTTATCTGCGATCTCTGCAAGATCTTTAGCCGGAACAAGCTTGAACGGATCTCTGAAGTACATAAGGTCCTGACGCTGTGTTCTAGCCGTTTTGGAAAGGAATTTCTCTTTGAATTCCAAAGCAAAGGTGTTCATTATAGGATCAATCGTATGGTCGTAATAGAACAGAACCTCTTGTTCGTTTGCTGTTCCTTTCAATATGTTTTCAGACAATCCGAGTTGTGAGTATACTAGCTCTATCAGCTCTTTAGCCTCGTTCCACATATTGTTTTCGACGGCGCGGTTCAGCTGAACAATCTTTTCTGTTGCGTCAGCATACGCGATCCCATATCTTGAGCCAGAGAGCTGTCGCTCAATGTCTCTTCTCCTTCGTTCTGCCTGTCTACGCTTTTCCTCATTCCTTGTCGAATATGGAAGCTGGATAATAAGGTCCAGTTTTCCAGACGCATTGTCTTTGTTCATTCGGTCAAGGTGATTCAAAGTTCGAATCAGACGTTGAAGCATCGAATTCGGTTCATTCATGATTGAATAGAACGGATTCTCGATTATAGCTACCTCTCTTTTAGAAAGGATGAGCTCTTGATGTTTACCGGTACGATCATTGTATAGGTCCACACGCACGTGTTGCGGGAACCACTCTACGATCTTACCTACTCGCATTGAGAGAATATCATAACCATCTGATCTGCCTGGATCTACGGTTGTATCGACAGGTACTATAGCGATTCTACCCTCATCGAGCATTGACAGAACTGCATCGAGCATAAATGCGAAGCAGGACTGGTCTATGTTTGCTCTTAGGGTTAGGCAATTATTAAAGGAAGAGTTTATGTTCTCCTTATAATTGCCTTTTTCGTCTAGTCTAACGTGCTCCAATTTAAGAGAAGCACAGTCAACCGCAATACGGTTGTAGACGGCGTTGATTATTGACCGCTCGTTTCCTCTTGTTAGGAATGTACGATCCGGTCTGGAACCTAACGAGGCTCCATAGTCTAGCGTGAATGGTTTGGTAGTCGGATCACGGCCCCAGAACGCATTCCAACTGTTCTTTATTCTTGTGGTTAAAGAATCATTTGACATTTGGCTGCCTCCTTATTTCTTTTTAAGGTACTTACTTATTATCTTTGCTCTTTCGTTAGCTGAAAGATTAGAAAACCTGCGTTTACTTGTGGCTGTGGATTTTATGGTTCGATACTTTCCATAAAGTGATCCACCCAAACCTCCTATAGTCGCTACACCACCAATATTTGCTCCTACAAGAGCAGCTCCAGTAGCGGCACCTGCAACTGATGTCGCCGCACCAATACCAATACTTGCGGCTCCTCCAAGTGTTGCTAAAGATGTTTTACCAATATGCTTTAAAGCCGTTTTAACAGCATATCCCGCTTTTGCTCTTTTTGCATGGGAAATGTCCGCTAATTTCATAGATCTGATCTTTTTAACCTCAGCTTTTTCAAGAGCTTTGTTAATCTTAAGATTAGTATCATTCTTTCTAATCTTTTCATTTATTTTATCGGTACTTTTACCTTTTATGATTATTTTAGCCCTTTTGTTAATCAGCTTTTCGGCTCTTTTATTTAGCTTTTTATTTAATTTGGCATATCCTTTAGTTCGTCTGGCTATTTCCTTTTGTTTCCACTCTTTCATATGAGCACGACCTTCGGAAGTAAGGGATCCGTTTTGGTTCTGATAGCGACGAACGCCCCAGTGCATACCTTTTACGCCGTGGTGATAAAGCTCATTATCTTTTGGAACTATATAACAATAATTCATTCTTTATCACCTACCTTTTCTTTTTCTTAACGGAAACGCGTGGTAGATTTAAGAATGCTTTTTCCGCAGGATCTTGTTGTACTTTCTCATATCCTTTTGGTGGTTTTATTTTTAACACATCATGTGCCGGTTTTATCGGGTTATTTAATTCATGTTTATTTTGCGAGGACATTCCTTTCTTTGTGTCGAACTTCTCTGTAACTTTGTAATGCCTCTCAGTTCCTCTTGGAGCAAATAGTAGCGTTGGTATTATACCGCCAACTGATGCCCTATCTAAACGAGGTCTAAACATTATATCTCCCAAAGTCCGGTTCGCAATGAGCATACCTTTTTTATCTATGGATTTAACATTCCATCCTCCAGCATCCAAACGTTTAATACTTTCATTGACTGCATCTTGAGCTCGTTTCATGGTTTCAGAATGAAATTGAGCATCTCGTGCCTCTTTTTGAGCTTTTCTTGTTAGTCGATCTCTTTTTTTAATTTTGTTTTCTGCATTTGCAACCTCAGCTTTCATCATAAACTTGACAGCTCGCTTCGTGGATTTGTCTTTATAATGACTAGCTACGGCGCTGGTATATGCATTCATATTCATGGTTCCTTGAGCTCTTTTAGCCTGGCGTTTTGTTAAAAATGTACCATGCTTGCCATCGGGATAAGGTTGATATCGACGTATTCCCCAATGCATGCCTTTGACGCCATAGTGCATCAGTTCATCATCTTTTGGGGCTATGTAGCAATATTCCAAAATATCTCACCTCGATTCTATTCAAAAGCATCGAGATTGAGCTTATACGCCACGTATGCATCCATCATAGCTGCTACGCAGTCGATCTTCTCTTCTCGACGTGCTTTCCACAATTTAATGTTACCGTTTGTATCTTCTAGGACTATACAGTTACCCATAGAAAAGACCATGAGTTCTTCGTCGAAGAGTAGCATGCGATCTTCTGCCATCTTCTTCAATTCACCTAACGGTACAGATTCCGTGCGGCTTCCCTGTGGAACTTTGACGATTCCGAAAGGACCATTGTCCTTCTCCCATCGTTCTACGAAGTCCTTAGCATAATAGGGATCGTATCCGAGACATACCACATCATATTTACATGCCTCAATGTGTTTATCGAGGTCCTCGTATACCTCGATCATGTCTAAGACCGTTCCCTCCATGACCATAAGACTTCCTTCCCGTAAGAAGTCCTCATACCGCTGGCGCATTGCTCCTGGGAGCTTTTCTAGGGTACGCTGTGTAATATAAGCCCTAGTTTTTATACCGAATTCGCCTCTAGGTGTAGGAAACATAAATGTGAATGCACAGAAGTCATCACCCTTTGACAAATCGGCGCCTAATGCGCACGGCATTCCCCAATATTCCCTTAATTTATGAGGCAGGGTCTCTTCATATGTGAAGAAATATGTATAACCCTCCATCGGTATTCCAAATCTCTTAGCAAGCGTATCATTCCTCTGAGTCGGGTTATGCTCTGCTCGCTCGACCTCAATTTGATAATCTTCATACTTGACGGTCTTTCCGAGATTAGGATTTGCTTTGATCCACATCGCTGGATCGGCAACTTCTTTTATGTCGTCCAGCTTGTACCAAAAGATTGATACATGTGGGTTAATGTATTCGCCCTTGAGAATGCTCATAAGCTCCATTTTAATGGTATCTCCAGGGCCATTTCGAACCGTTCCTTCAGAACTGGTAGCTAATATAAGCCAATCATCAAGCTTTGTCGCTCCCTGTTCTACCGCACCCACGACATCTTCTTTAACATCTCCGGAGAGCCACTCATCAATAGTTGTGTATTTGTTTCTCAATCCCTGGAGTTTGTCTACTGTCATAGGTCTTATCTCTAGTAACGACTCCGTTAAGAAATTCTGTATTCCTTTCTTCGTCGGTACTAATTTCTGTCGATTAGCTTTGCTACCTGTTGTGTTCTGTAAAGATCCTTCGGTAAGAAATTCAAACACAGGACCTCGCGCACGCGCGATAGATGTCCTTATTGGACTCATAACCTCTTCTGCTTGCTTCATTGTGGGTGCTGTTGTTACCTGATTGGTTGTATCGGTGTCTATAACCAGTCCATAAGACTGAATAGTGGATGCATACATTGATTTAGCAGCGCCTCGAGCCACGATCAGATACTGTTTGTTTACCAATCGTTTCTTTACTCGCTGACGCTCAAATCTTTTTGTTTCTGGATTGTATACATCTCTATCTACATAGTAATACCATCCCCAAATCTGTTCACCCCACAATTTGAATGAATCTAATAGGAAGAGATCACTTCCATCGGTAAGTGTAAGTTCATTCTCGCAATATGCGATCCAACCTTCTACGGCCTCGTCATCGTAATACACACCCGGGTTAGCGATCAAATCGTCAATTCGATTCATTTCCATCGAGATTTCTCGACATACTGGAATCTCACCAGCTAATACCTTATCTCGGAATTCGCCATAGTACTTCGGTGTTGCTGTATTCGATAACGCCATAGTTTCTCACCTACCTCTTCTTTTTCTTTTTGTCGTAATCTTGCCAATAATGTACCTGGATGTCCTGAGGATTAGTCTTTCTTGTATATGCGTCAAGATCTTTAAAGTACTGCAGCCTATCCTGGTTGTACTTCAATCGATCCTGATCAAATGCTAACTGATCCTTCTTACTCTGGAATCCTTCACCGGCTTTACTCTTCTCAAACTCATGTTTAGATTTGTGAAGATTGTGTAAATCCTGCTGATACTTGAGTTTCTTGGCAGCTCTTTCAAGTTTAACATCCGGATCTTTCGACTTAAGAATCTTATCTACCTTATCCATACCTATTTTGTAAGCACCTTCTTTTATAAGCTTTAATCCAGCTTCTTTAAGAACCTGTTTAACCTTACTTTGACCCCTGGCCTGAACCTGTGGATCGCCAAGAAGCTCTGCAAGCTGGCGCTCCTTCTGTTTTCTACGGATAGCGTAGTCTAATTCTTCGTCAGTCATCTCACTGATGCTCTTTTGTCTCTCTTGCTGGGCCGCTTTCTGCTTTTGTATCTTCCGATACTTCCTTTTAGACATGAAAGCTGGCTTATCGTGATAGCGTTTTAAACCCGCAGGGGTTCTTGTGCCATCTGGATTCTGGAAACGACGGACTCCCCACCGCATTCCCTTAATACCGAAATGCATTAATTCGTCTTCATTCATTGCTGGTCTCATCCGTCATTCACCTCCTCATCTTCAATCCATGTTTCGTCGCATAAGACATTTAATCTCCACTCATACTCTGCCAACTGAGCTTTAAAAGCTTCAGCAGCATTCGTACTTGTTGGTGGATCAAATATAAGACGGACTTTTAGGTAGATGTATGTTTTAACCATCTCCATGTCCACTCTCGGATTCTCTTCTTTCCAAGATTTCATGAACATATCCCAAGTTTCCGTCTTACCTGTGATCATAAATGGAGTTTTAGGTCCTACACCAAGCTGATTGAGTGCAGAGAAGACTGAGTTGATATGGATCTTAATGTCCTCATCATAAGCCTCATACTCTTCTGTAATGCCGAGCAACTTTTTAATCGATGTAAGAATCGATTCCTCCATAAAATATCACCTCACTTTACAGGTGCGATGAACTTTGTGAGTACATAACCTTCAATCGGGCTAGTGATCTTGGACCATGCTCCTCTTGAACCGGAGACGTCAACTGTAATCTCTTCTCCACTTGCGACTGTCCTCAGAATATCATCACGATCTGACGGCCCCTTGCGTACGTTCAGTCTTGCACATGTGACTACGTACTTTTTAGAGTTCTCAACTTTCGCAGTTTCCTTGATAGCTTTCGCCAGGATCTTCTCCTCCGGATCTACTACCTTCTCTTCTGGTTTAACCTCGACTTTGGCCGAGATGTCTACCTTCTCCTCTTCTGGTTTCTTGAAAAAATCATCTTTCATCATGATACCTCCTATTTCCATGGGCAGGTGTCACCTGCACGTCGTGTTACAAACTCTTGTTCAGGTGCTACTGCACCATAGTGGATAGCATCGTGCGTTCTTTTGCACGTTGTTATAAGAAACTCTGGGTTTAAAATATCCGGATTGCGGTTTTCTATGTCTTCTGGGAGAATCGGGTTCATATGGTGAATTAGAATTCGACCATGAATCTCGTATCCATCCAGACCTAGGTCACATCCTTCGTCTCTCGCTATAACATCTCTCCGAATGCGCCGCCACTCCGGAAGATGGTAGAAGACCTGATTCAAATATCGATCAAACCCAAAGGTTTCTACGCCTACAATCCCATCTAGGGATAAGTACTCGAATCTTTCTTGGAATGTTGGTAGTTTAATAAGTTCAGAATATGTTTTCATCGATCTATGCTACTCCTGTAACCCTTGAAAGCTTCCATCGCTTTGGCATAGAGCTCTTCAACTCGTTTAGCGGACTGCAAGCTTTCTGTTTTAGCAACAAGTAGTTCGTTTTCTTTCTTCAACTTATCCAATTCCAACTTCTCTTTCGTTGATCCGAGTTTTAAAAAATGGCTAATGACCTGAGAAGAAGCAGTTCCTTCTCTTAATTGCTTCTCTGCCAGATCAACCGCCAAGGATATCAACTGATTCTCTCTTGCTTCGGGGGTTGATGCTGGCTTCAGCTTCTTCTTAGGAGTCTCGTCATCATCTTCGTAAGACTTTGATGACCTTCTTGCCATACTATCAACTCCTTTCTGAATAGAATCACCACATTTTGCCTGTGGTTTATTATAGAACCCAAAAACTTTTTCCGGATTTTACCCCCGGAGAAAAAATCAAG